GAAGCTAACAACAATTTTTTCTGTAATTACAAAAACATACAGACATATTTATTTGCGGCCGCGGGGACGCAAAGCCGGTTTATTTTTGACGGCATGCACAATTTAAACATTTTTACGGGCCTTATTGCTAACGATAGCCAAGTTGGGTATGAGTTTAAAGGCCCTTTAACTGCCGCATTTATATCTAACGTTTCTGTTGAAAGTGTTGGCTACGGCATGACTTTTGCAGATAGAGTAGATGATGTTCTTATTGAAAATTGTTATGTTGAGCTATTTACTCAAGTTGCGTTTGTTTTTAACGGAATTACGCTAGGCGCTACCTTTAAAAATAACTACGTCAATTTTATTGCTTCTGGTGGCGTTATTGGGTCTACTAATTTCTTTTTAGACTACACGCCTGGGCCGTACAATAACATTACTATCGACGACGACAATAGTTTTGTAAATTATGCGGATGAAAATCAAATCATATTTACAAATGACTCTACATACGCGCAAGGAATAGTATTTAAACGTCACAAGGATGTTGCTGCTACTACTGCGGATTTACTTGTTAACAATTCATATTGGCCTGTAAACATGGATTGGCAACAAAAAAAATCTTTGCCTGGTTTAGTGGCTAACGTAATTAATAAGTACGTTGTTGGTAATTACTCAGGTAAATATACTGAAGGCTACACAAATTCACATGGGTTTACGTTTAACAGCACGGGCGCAAATACATTAAGAATTACAACGAAGATTGTCCCTTCAGACACACAACTTATTTACGTAAACCTTTTAGTAGTTTGGACTGGCTCTCCAGGCGCAAACTATATTAAAGGTGTTTTTGTAGGAACATCTTTTTATGAATTTAATAGCACTGGGTTGGTCATATCAACTTCTTTAGTAGCCGGCACTGACGCACTTGGGTACCTTCAAATTGATGGCGGTATATTTTTTGGCGGCATTGTTACAGGCTGCGCTGGCGAAACGCGTCTAATATAATTGGAATAGATAATGGCACAGCCAGGTAATTTCACCCCTATTCTGTTGTACGGCAGTAGTACGCCAGGCAATGTGCCTTTGGCGGCTAATCTGACGAACAACACTATTGGGTCTGAGATTGCCATCAACGTAGCGGATAAAAATCTGTTCTTTAAAGATAGCACCGACGTTGTCAATACCGTGCCTATCCGTCAGTCTAGCGCTAGCTCTAACGGTTGGCTATCGTCAACTGATTGGTCTGCGTTTAATGGTAAAGCAGCATCGTTTACGTACACTACAAACTACGTCCCATACGGTCAAGGCACTACAGCGCCTGCGCTTTCACCCAACTTACAGTTTGACGGTAATAACTTATCGGTTGGCGGTAAGGGGTTTTTTGGTTCTATTACAGCGCTAACCGCATTAGGAACCACACCCGTACAAGCAGCGGGGCAGATCTGGGCATCCCAAACTTTTACGCTTAACTCGACCACGCCAGTAAATATAGCTACACTAATGTCAGGCATTGTTGTCGTACGCGACACAACGTCTGGTGGAACTGCGCTTTTACTTTACGAATCTGGTGTCGACCCCATTATCGTTTCACAGTCAGGTAGTAATTTCACAACTGGTACACCAGGGGCTACGCAGATTAGAGTTTATTCTACAGGCGCGCAATCTATAGGCGCAATTACTGGTAGCTCTATTAGTGGTAATACCGTCGCTACCGGTGTCTTTTTCTGCCAATAATTTAAGCAAGGTAAATAACATGACGACCCTTATTCCGAAGTTCGACATTAAAAACGGCGGCGCTACCCCGACTGGCGCTGTTAACAGACCAATTAACCAAAAGTTAGCCGACATCGTGTCTGTTTTTGACTTCGGCGCCGTTGGCGATGGTGTTACCGATGACGCAACAGCGTTCAATAACGCTTGGACTGCGTCTAACCCTAAAGCTGTATTAGTACCAGCAGGTAGCTATAAAATTGTAGGCACTGTAACCGGTAAATTCTATTCGTTTGGTGCAGCGACTATTGTTACAGGCACCGTCACGTCTATTACTAACCTTGTACCGTAATGACCCAACTGCTCTATACCGAACGAAAGGCGCAAAACGTGAACTTTGCTGAACAGTTTAAGGCAAACGAAGGTCAATTCGCTGTAGACTTAGGTACAGTGCATCACTTCTCGTCTGGCGTATACGCCAAGCAGATGCACTTGCCTAAAGGACATGTAGCTATGAGCCATGCACATAACTACGACCACCTAAGTATTCTTGGTAAAGGCCGCGTTATCGTTCGTACGGATGATAGCGCTGTTGAATACGTAGCTCCTGCGTGTATCACTATTGAAGCTAAAACATACCATCAGATTGAAGCGTTAGAGGACACCGTATGGTTCTGTATTCATGCAGCCGAAGAAGCCGACGCTGATAATATTGATGAAGTTTTGATCTGTAGGGATTGCTGATGCACACGTCTATTCGATTGTTACTTAGGGGGTTAAACGTAGAGCCTTTGGTTCAAGCGATTACCCGTCAACCTTGGCTGTGGGATAAGCACACGCAAAGAACGGAAGCGTACGGTGGCCCGCATAAGAACATTAGTGACATTTGGGTGCGCTACGCCCCCATTGAGATGCTTAAAGAACCAGCAGATTTTGCTAAAGAACATGATTCTGTATGGTATGACGCAGGGTACGCTCTACCGCAGGTCAAACCAATTGCTATGGCTTTGATGGCCGCCGTAGAAGGCGAACGCTTAGGTGGTATTCTCATTACTAAGATACCGCCAGGCGGGTGCGTTAAGCCACACGTTGATGATGGTTGGCATGCAGACTACTATGATAAGTATGCCGTACAATTGCAAGGGAATTGCGACCAAGCGTTTTGCTTTGAAGATGAGCAATTATCTGCACTACCTGGCGATGTTTATTGGTTTAACAATAAAAATAGCCATTGGGTTGTTAATAACAGTACTGAAGATCGGATGACAATGATTATCTGTATTCGGTCAGATCGTAAAGGAGTTTGATATGCCATGGGGAGCCGCAGCCGTCGCCGTTGGAGCCGTAGCAGGCGCAGCAATTAGTTCTCAAGGTGCTAAGAGCGCCGCAAGTACGCAAGCCGATGCTGCTAATAGAGCTACTGATGCGAACAACGCCGCGCTGGATCGTCAACTCGCCGCTAGCGCACCGTGGCGAACTGCGGGGGAAGACGCACTAAACCGGCTACTAGCAGGCACTCAACCTGGCGGCGCGTTTACTAAAGAGTTTTCTTATGATCCGTTTAAGTTTGAGGCCGATCCTGGGTATGCGTTTAGACTTAAACAAGGTAATGACGCCCTGAACGCTACGGCAGCCGCTAGAGGTGGTTTGATCTCTGGTAACGCTCTTAAAGCAGGTCAAGACTATGGTCAAGGACTTGCCTCACAAGAGTATCAAAACTCGTTTAACCGCTACTTATCGAACTACGCCAACGCGCAAAACACGTTCCAGCTAAACCGTAACAACTTACTTGATCCACTTAAATTCTTGAGTAACCAAGGTCAGTCAGCGGCAGCAGGGCAAGCAAATGCCATCGGCGGGAACGCTAGCAATAACGCAGCGTTGTCTACTGGCGCAGCTAATGCTCAAGCCGCAGGTCAGGTTGGCTCCGCTAATGCTTGGTCTAATGCTTTAGGTGGTATTGGCAACGCAGCGCAATCAGCGGCTTTTTACAATGCGTTTTCGCCACGTGACACTTCAGCGTATGGCACTAGAAGCGGCGGCGCAGCGCCAGTATACGACCACAGTTCCCCTTATAGAGGCTAAAGAATAACTATGCCAATTGACGCAAGTATTCCCCTAGGTGTACGTCCTGTACAAATAGAAAACCCAATAAACGCGCTTGCGCGCGCGCAAGAGTTCGGGCTTAACAGCTTAAAAATGCAAGAAGCTGAACAAGCCCTGTCAGACCGCAACGCTCTGCGCGGGCTAGACATCAATGCCCCTGACTACATTAGCCAAGTTGGTAGGGTAAACCCTAAACTCGCATTGGAGTTGCAAAAAAGTCAGCTTGACAGTAAAAAAGGTCAGGCTGAAATAGAAGCGCAACTAATGAAAAACGCTAGAAATACGCTTGCGCCTATTCAAGATCAAGGTACATACGACCTCTGGCGTCAGCAAGTCGGTTCACAATTGCCTGGTATCGCTCATTTTTTGCCTGCTAAGTTTGACGACAAAGTTAAGACTAGCTTGATGTTAGAAGCTGACAAATACATTACTCAGACACAAATTAGCGCGTCGCAACAACAAA